GATCCAGCCGCATCATGGGCAGGACTTTCAAGCCCCCGAGCCCCTCGCTTTCCTCTATCTGAACGGAACCGTTCGGGTTCGGCCGTAACTGGCCAGGATCAACCCAGGCTTGAAAGTCCTGCCCATGATGCGGCTGGATCGTTTGGGGCAGAGGTGGGGGTGTGGGCAAAAGCGCATTTGGATATTGATTTGATGCCTTGGCAGTTGCATTGTTTGAATGGTCAGTTGGCGCACGATGAGCAAGGTGATTTGTTGAATAGGGTTTCGCTGACTTCTACCGCTAGACAGGCTGGAAAATCAACGGCGTTGGCCGCTTTGGTTGGTTGGTGGTTGACAGAGATGCCCAAAATACGGGGCAAAAAACAAATGGTGTTGACTACAGCAAACCGCTTGGATTTAGCGGTGACTTTGTTTGATCTTTTGGGCGATGTGCTTGAAATTAAGTTTGGGGCAAAACTGACAAAGGCTTACGGCCGTAATGCGGTGCAAATGCCTGACGGTTCGCGCTGGATTGTTCGGGCGGCCAAACCCAATGTTGGACACGGCACTTCAAACGATTTGATTGTGGCTGATGAGATTTGGGATATTTCGGAAGAAGCCATTGATGGCGGTTTGATTCCATCACAGCGCGCTAGGCGTTCCCCGTTGCTTTCTATGTGGTCAACCGCTGGCACAGAGTCCAGCACCGTGATGAAAAGATGGCGTGAACAGGGATTGCGCGCAATTGACACAGGCAAAACATCAACTTTCTATTTGGCGGAATGGTCGCCTGATCCATCGCTGGATGTGAATTTAGAAAGCACTTGGGCGTGGGGAAACCCTGCCTTGGGTTACACCCTGACCATGGACACCTTGCGCAGTGAATCTTTGAACCCAAACCGCGCCCAGTTTTTGCGTGCGTCATGCAATCTTTGGGTGGCATCAGATCAGGGCTGGATTCCACCTGGCATGTGGCCACAATTGGAACACAAAGAACAAATCCCTGACGGCGGCTATTTAGGAATAGAAGTTTCATTAGATGATTCACGATATTTCGGGGTTAGGTCAGTCCAGCTAATGGATCGGCGCGTTGCCGTCACTGTCGCTTTTGTGTGTGATACCTATTCGGCAATGCTGGAAGAGGTAACAAAACTTGCGGCAACAAATGTGAAATTTTTGATTAGTCCAAGCATTGAAATTCATTGGCCTACCCAATATGACCAAAGAACAGAAGTTGTGGGTTACGGGGAAATTGTGCGTTACACCGCTGGCGTGAAAAACATGATCTTTGAAGGAATGCTTGTTCACGATGGTTCAAAACAATTGAGTGAACATGTGCAACGCGCCGTTGCCGTAAAGGCAGAATCTTCTATTGCTTTATCGTCAGCGCGAAGCCCTGGAGAAATATCTTTGGCGCGGTGCATGGTTTGGACTGCCGCACATGCCAGCCGCCCAACGATTGTTGGAAAGCCCATCATTGCGTTTTCAAATCGCTAATGTTCAGGGTGGCGTTGGGTTGTTGCTGACCTTTTGTCGGGATCGGATAGTTTTCAACCCAATGCCACCCAAAAAAGAAAGATTGTGACACACTGAATCATGGCCATTTTTAAAACAAAGGTGACGAAAGCCGCCATTTCACCACAGGATCAACCGTCTATTTCGGCGGCCGCTGGCGGTACTTTCCAGGGCAACGGATCAGGTGAACAGTCAATTGGCGAATACTATTCTTACATTCAAGGCGACATGCGCAACCGCGCAATGCGCGTTCCAACAATCAACCGCGCACGCGACTTGATCGCATCAGTTGTTGGCAACACGCCAATGAAAATGTATCGCAAACGCTGGAATGAACTTGAAGGCGAAATGATTGAAGAACCATTGGCCCCCCGTTCTTGGATTGCCCAACCTGATCCGCAATTAACTTATGCAACTTTTTGGTCATGGGTTTTTGATGATCTTTTTTTCTTTGGTAGAGCCTTTTTGTGGTGCAGTAGCAGAACCCAAGACGGAATGCCTGCATCCTTTACGCGCCTACCTGCCGCAATGGTAAATACGCTAGACATTCAGCCTCCAGTTGTGGCGTTCGGTAAGTCTGATCAGATTTACTTTCAAGGCGCACAAATTCCAACGGAAGATGTTGTTCAAATTATTGGAAGCAATCAAGGAATCATTTATCAATCGCCGCAAGTCATTGCAACATCGTTGGCGCTAGAAGATGCGCGCTTGCGCAATTCCAGTTCCGCTTTGCCTGCTGGCGTATTGCGCCAAACATCAGGCGAACCGCTTTCAGGCCAAGAACTTTCAGAATTAGCACAGGCTTTTGAATTGGCGCGCCGCTCAAATCAAATTGCGGCCATCAATCAATTTGTGGAATGGCAACCTACTGATGTTGACGCATCAAAAATGTTGCTTTCCGAAGCGGCCGAATTTCAATCAAAAGAAGCCGCACGAATGTGCAATATCCCGTTTTTTCTTAACGGAAATAGCGTTGGTTCATACAGTTACCAAAGCAACCAAGGCGCACGCCAGGATTTGTATGTTTTCGCCGCCCGTTCTTACATGTCAGTAATTGAACAGACAATGAGCATGAATTCAGTTCTGCCCCACGGAACTTGTGTCAAATTTGATGTTGACGAATATCTTGCGGAAATTGTTAATGGTTCTGAAGATATGTCCGACTATGAAGATGAAATGCCACAAACAAACCCAACAATGGAGTAGAACTTAATCATGTTGAAATTTATTTCCACCGATTTAACTTTGGACGCATCAGCCGTTGAAGGCGTAGCATCACGCACCGTTTCAGGTGTGGCCGTTCCTTACGGAATCGCCGCAACTGTGAGCGATGGAACCAAAGTCATTTTTGAAAAAGGCAGTTTGCCAACCGATGGCAAAGCCCCAAAAATTTATTTAAACCACAATAGTGAACAGGCCGTTGGCTTAATTCAGGAACGGTTGGACACTGAAGAAGGAATGCTTTTTACTGCCCGAATCAGCAAAACCGCATTAGGCGAAGAAGCACTAACCTTGGCACTTGATGGCGTGATTGATTCGGTTTCCGTTGGCGTAAATCCAACCAAATTCAAGATGCAAAAGGATGGCACAATGCTTGTGCAGGCCGCCGATTGGATTGAATTGTCACTTGTCACGGGCCGCCCTGCATTCGCTGGCGCAGTCATCACCGATGTGGCCGCAACCGAACCCGAGAGCATCCCACACGAAGAAGTTTCAGAAGATATTATTCAAGAAGAAGTTTCACCACAGGAGAACACAACCATGAACGAAGCAACCCCAGTAGAAGCCACAATCCCAACATCACCTGTTGTTTTTGCGGAACCAAAACGCGAATTTCGTATGCCATCGGCCGCGGAATATCTCGCAAGCATGCACATTGGCGGAAGCACATTTGCCAAAGTAAATGCCGCTTATCACGAAGCCGCACGCAAAGGCCAATCAAGCATTGAAGCCGCACTTGAACAAGATTTGACCACTGACATTCCAGGTTTGTTGCCAGTTCCAGTTCTTGGGCCTGTGTTTCAAAACTACAACTTTATGCGCCCAATCGTTTCCGCATTCGGAACACGCGCAATGCCAAACGGTTCAGGCATCACATTCACACGCCCAGTAATTCAGACATCAACATTGGCTGGAGTGCAGGGAACGCAAGGTGCGCTAGTTGCATCACAAACAATGGTTCTTGATGCGAACTCGGTCAGCCGCCAAACGGTTGCAGGCACGATTCAGATCAGCCAACAAACAACCGATTTCAGTAGCCCAGCCGCGATGAATGTAATCCTTTCAGACCTCGCAGGACAATACATGAAATCAACTGATTCAATCGCCGCCGCTTTCTTGATTGCAAAAAAGCAAGCATCGGGTTACACCTGGACAGTTACCGCAGGAGATGTTTCAACACTGATTGCAGGAATTTACGGTGCGGCCGAAAACATTTCGGCAACAACAAACCTTTTCCCAACTCACCTTGTTTGTGCGGTTGATGTTTGGAAAAAATTGGGAAGCCAAGTTGACGATGTAAATCGTCCTGTTTTCCCAGCAATCGGCGCTCCTGGCCTTATCGGTCAAAACACGCTTGGTGCAGGATCGGCCGCTAGTTGGTCAGGAATGAACCCACTAGGTTTGGAAATTGTAGTTGACGGCAATTTGAGCAGTGGCACACTCTTGGTAGTTCATGCTCCAGCCGTAGAATTCTACGAAGCCCAACAGGGAATGCGTAGCGTGGAGAATCCAGATATTTTGGCTAGAACTTTCTCCTACTATGGCTATTTTTCTTCCTTTGCACAGTACGCACAAGGCGGATCAGCGGCCAACAGCCAGTTCATTCAAAGCATCACAGTCGCTTAGTAGAAAGGCGGCCCTACCGCCATGGCGACTTACAACATCACAAGCAAACTATTAATTGATAACTACGCCGTTCTGCAAACATTGGAAAACAATGAAATTGCAGTTGGGCAATCAATTACAGTTGCAAGCCTAGGTTCTCCCTTCAACGGTACTTTTACGGTGCTGGATTTGCCCGAGCATGAATTCATTGGCATTGATTCCACAACTGGATTCCCAATGTTCAATGAATTCGTGCAACGGCAAAACCAAGTTCTGTTTGCTTGTACTGGCGCAAATGTTCTTTACACATTCACAACCGCTGGAACAATTACTTATGCCCCTGTTTGCACTTGGATCACCGCTAACGACATAGCAGATTGGTTGTATCTTTCAACCGCAACCGTGGCAGATCAAACTTTTTTAACGATTTGCGCGGCCGCTAGTAACCAATTTGCATTTAGGCGCAGACAGGAAAGCGGCTATTTTGACGCACTGGGAACAGTGCCTTCACAAGATGTGAAACTTGGAACTGTGATGTATGGCGGCGCGCTTTACCGCCAGCGCGGTTCTGTAGATACTTTCGCATCATTTAACGAAATGGGAAGCGCCCCACCAATGGCACTGTCAGCCATTGTGCAACAATTACTAGGCATATCGCGCCCCCAGGTGGCTTAAATGCCAACCGCCTACACAGATTTACTCAACACAGCGTTGGACAACCTTGCCACGACACTGAACACGATCACGCCGCCAATTCCAATTGTGACCGATCCTAGAAACATTCAAGCGGCTTGTGCATTTATTAACGCCCCAACTTTCACAACGCCGTTGATGAAAAACAAGCGCATTCAACTAACCTTCCCAATCCAGTTAATTGAATGCGCTTGTTTTTCATCAACG